TATCAGCGCGTGTTTTTATTTTGTTCATTACCCATTTAGCCATTTTGTTTTTCCTAGTTTATTGGTGGTGAGAAGTAAGCGAAGCGTGGACGCCCTTTTGCACCTTCGTTTTGATTTCTACACTCAATGCCTCTGTCAGTCTGTAGTGCATCAAGAATGTCTGCACGTTTGCGGCGATCCATATTAGCGAATGCAGATACGCTTCTAGATAATTCACGCTCAGTTAATCCAATCAATCCAGCCTTTTCAATGCGAGCGTATACTGCCTTACATGCCGCCTCAAATGGGCCTTCAGCCATGTTTGCCCTAAACATTTCGATAGTTTGTAGTGCATAGTAATCCACATATTCTATTGACCACTGCATTGCATCTGCACTTATTTCATCCTGACCCATTGACCGAGCCACAATCAGACTTAGACGCATTGCAATTTCGCGTGATCGATTGTACATAGCCTCCAGACCTGTGCCTGTTTCCTTCTTAATTGCGGCTACTAGACGCTCCTCGTAATTGCGCAAAAGATCTTCAGCTTCCTGACTAAATGCAACTTCGATTGGATGTGGCGGCATGTCATGGCTATTGCCAGTATCTAAGTCACCTTCATTTGCATTTGCGTGAGACTTTGCCCAAGCTGATAGCCGATCAGAGATTGTTGACCTACGTTTCTTCTGGGACATCTGCACACCAATTTCAGACTTCACAATTATAAAACGATTGAGCAATCCAGATGCAACATCACCGCCACCAATAGCTTGCATGAACTCTGATGGCGTTGACATGCCAACCAATGTGAGAGATGGGCGTTTGACCACCTTCTCTAGCTTCTCAGCGTCTGCCGATTTCATTGTATTGGTTGCGTATCCCTGCTGTCTTAGTGTACCATCTTGGCGTCCAAAACATTCCATAATCGCAGTTATTGCGTCAGCTTTATGTTGCATCCCTTTTGCAGATGCCGCCTTTAATTGTCGCCCAAGTTCATCAATTACAGATACATGCGTTGGCTTTTTAGTTAGTGTAGACAAAACACCTGCACTTGACGTGTAACCTGCTGGGCCAATTAGATCATCCAATCCAGACTGCTCTAGTAATTCCTCGATGACAGTCTTCGTGTGTTCCTTTCCAGATCCTGTCTCACCAATATTTAGGAAGTAGAGGCTGGAGAAGTTGCGCTGGTCTGTAACCCAGCGGCGTCCCATCGCTACCGATCCAAATGCTAGGGCGCACTGAACTGCGAACTGAGGTTGGGGTTTGATTGCAGATACAGTGTAGTAATTAACCACATCCTGAAGAATACCGGGGACACTTGATAAATGCTCTGGGATATTGCCAGTCGGACTATCCTGAAAATGGCCGCCTATTTTCGGGGTAGTCATAATATTTGCGGCGACTCGTGCGCCATGCTCGATTGCCTCACGATCATATTCGTGGTCTGGGTCTTGGGTTACATTCAAAATCTGGGCGGCTTCCTTGACCGCCTTCTGTACGTTTCCCATATGTTCAAACTGTAGCCACAATTCAAATGCATCAAAGGTATGTGCATTATCAAACGGATCGGATGCGTGGTGGCTGTAAGCTCTGCCATCCTCAAATAACTTTACACCTGCCAAGCCTGACGTAGAGTTGGGAGATAGGTATCGATCCCTAGACGTTGGCTTGTATCCATACTGAACCAGCAGGGTGTGCATATCGTGCGCGTCATTGAACTGATCGATCACGGATGTGTTGTTGCCTTTTGGGCGTGGCTTTCGTGTTGGCTGGAACTCTGCCTTCTTCTTCCAAGGGCAGATGTCTTGTAGCTGTGGACGAAACTTATCCCAGTCTCTCCACAATGTCAGGAGCTGTGGCGGTAGCTCTGGCAATCCATCGAAGATCGAGCGGCCTGCCCATTCGTATGGCCTACCTGTATCTGGGTGGATAGATGGCGGCAAAACATCTTGGACTGAGCCTGCGCGTAATTCAAATACAACTTCGGTCTTGCGTGGATCTCCCTCTACAGGCCACGATATCTTGTGTGTGATTAAATCAGGTGGAGCCTTGAATATCAGCTTGCCACGATTTTCACGCCCAATGATTTGTGGTGCAGATTGCATCAGCTCAGAGAAATCTATGCCCAGCTCCTCGAAGATCAGCTTGGTATTCTCCAAATGGTCTATGTCCACCGCGCATGTTCCTGACGCACCATGTAGTAGACCAACATTGTGGGTCGGGTTCTGCTCATAATACTGACGCGCCGCATCTGGATCTGACAATGCCTTCTCTGGTTGTTGCCAACCAAATCTCGTTGGCCCTTTAGAGCCAGCAGGTATTGTGACTAGATACCATCCTAACTTTGAGCAGTAGTCTTCTAGTTCAAAATTCATTTTTCTTCGCTCAAGTATTGGCTAAGTTTCTTCCAAGTGGTTAAAGAAATGTGATCAACCCCATCCCCTGATGCGATTCCTTTTACTGTTGGATGTGAGAGGCCACACTTCTCTGCGACTACTGTTAAGCGTCGATCCTGCAACGCTTCACGTATATCGTTTAGTGGTAGTAGTGTTTGCATAATTTTGTTCCTTTTTTGCATTATGTGTAAATATATCTTTACAGACTGTAAATCTTCCTGTAAACAAGTTTTTGTAGAGAGAAAAAAAAAGGAGATTGCCATGAGCAATATTGACGGATTAGCGGCTGATTGGCTGTTGGTAAAGGCGCAAGAAAAAGAAATTATCGCACAGCGTCACGCGATAGAAGAGCAAATCAACGCGGCACTAGATGCTAAAGATGAAGGCTCAATTACTCACACATTACAAGATTACAAAATTACATTGACACAGCCTGTGTCTCGTAAGGTTGATCCAATCGCGTGGGATAAAATTAAAGATAAAATTCCAGAAAACATGCACCCAGTAAAAGTCAGTGTAAGTGCTGACGCCGCTGGATGCAGATACTTAGTGGAAAAAGAACCACGCCTTTGGGCAAAAGTTGCCAAAGCGTTTACAACAAAAGCTGGCAAGGTTGGCATAAAAGTGGAGTTAAAATAATGGAGATTACTGCCAATGAATTGGTCATGCTATCCGAAGCGTTGAAGTCTGTGACGTTTATAGATGGCATGTCTAAAAGCCCAGAGCAGATCAGATTGGAACGTAAACTAACACGTTGGTCTGAACATGAAAATCTAATTTTTGTAGAAGGAGAAAATAATGGAAGAAATAAATAAAATATTAGACGAGGTATTTGCCTCTGTCTTTAGGGGGGATTGGTAATGTCTATAAACTTAAAATCACTATCTAAACCATCAGGTCAGCGTCCTATCATAGCTACCCTGTTTGGGGAGGGCGGTCTCGGAAAGACAACCCTAGCCGCCATGTTCCCAAAGCCAGTCTTTATTCGTACTGAGGATGGCACAGCGTCACTTACAGGCAATGACAACGTAAGTTTGTTCCCATTGGCTACATCATCTACTGACGTTTTAAGTGCAATTGAGGTTCTGGCTACAGAGAAGCACGAGTTTAAGACATTGGTTTTAGATTCGATAACTCAGTTGGCTACTCTTATCGAGAGCGAAATTGTAGCGGCTGACCCAAAATCAAAGTCTATCAACCAAGCTGGTGGTGGATATGGAGCTGGGTATGGTGCGGCATCAGAGAAGCACCGCCAAATCAGAGAATGGGCAGGATCTCTTGCCTACGAAACTGGGATGAATGTGGTCTTCATTGGTCACGCCGACACTGAGACTTTGGACTTGCCAGATATGGATGCGTTCCAAAGATACACGGTTCGCTTGCACAAGAAGTCTTTACCTCATTATACTGACAACGTCGATTTGGTGGGGCTAATCCGACTGAAGACATTTACGCGCGGAGATGGCGATAAAATACGAGCCATTTCTACAGGTGAACGTGAGATCCTGTGCTTTCCACAGGCGTCAAGCGTCACTAAAAATCGGTTCAACATTACTGAACCACTGCCATTTACACTTGATGGCGGCAACCCATTTTCTAAATATTTAACAGAGTAGGAGAACTCAAATGGACTTAAACGGATTTAACGCGCTCGACCATGAGCCAACACAGTCAAGCAATCCCCTGCCAGCGGATTGGTACGAAGCAGTAATTGTTAGTAGAGAAGAGAAAACAACTAAAGCTGGCACAGGCTCATACCTAGAATTAACAATTGAGATTGTCAGTGGCGCATTTAAGGGTCGGAAAGTTTGGGATCGTCTAAACTTAAAAAACCCAAATTCGACAGCAGTAGAAATTGCACAGCGCAGTCTGTCATCAATCTGTCGCTCTGTTGGTGTAAATAACCCAAGAGATAGTATTGAGTTATGCGACAAGCCACTGATGGTCAAAGTGGCTGTATCCCCTGCATCAAATGGCTACGAGGCATCAAACGATGTAAAAGGATATGAAGCTACTGGAAGTACGCCATCTCCAGCATCAATAGCTACTGAGACAGCTACTGCCGCAACACCACCGTGGAAAAAATAATCTACTGAAGGATGGGGCGTATTTTTCGCCCCATTTTATGAGTAGATGGAGAATAAGATGAATTTAGAAAGATACATGATACCAGAAACTGTGCGGCTCATTTTTGAGAAGTATGAGGTCAAAAGAAAAAATGAACACAGACCTCACCTTGGTGGATCACAGATTGGTAATAAGTGTAGCCGCGCTTTGTGGTATCAATTTAGACATGCGTGGACGCCTAGTTTCTCTGGGCGAATGCTGAGACTTTTTGAGACTGGTGATCGTGAAGAGGATCGTGTTGTATCTAATCTTAGAGATATCGGTGTGGAAATATGGGAAGTAGATCCAGACACAGGCAAGCAAATTAGGTTTGAGGCTTGTGGTGGTCACTTTGCACTTAGCCTTGATGGAGTAGGTCGTGGTTTTCCTGAGAGTAGTAAGCCACACGCACTTGAATTTAAAACGATGAATACAAAGAGCTTTAGAGACATTGATAAAAAAGGATTGCAAATAAGCAAACCTGTCTACTGGGCGCAAGTTCAGGTTGGAATGTACTTGGCTGAATTGGACGACTCTTACTTCTTTGCGGTCTGCAAGGAAACTGACGCTATTTATGCGGAGCGTGTAAAGTTAGACAAAGTTGAGGCCAAGTCACTTATCAGTAAGGCAAGCGACATTATATTTTCTGAGACACCGCCATCCAAGCTCCACGAAGATGCTAGTAATTGGGAGTGCAAGTTCTGTAGTTATTGGGCTGTGTGTCATGGGTGCAAGATACCAGAAGTTAGCTGTAGAACGTGTTGCCATGTGACCCCAGAGAAAAATGGTACTTGGAGTTGCGCCAAAGGTAAGCCAGCGGTCACTTGTGATGAACATCTATACATCCCACAAATCATGCCAAAAGATTTGGTAGTACACGATGCTGGGGATGATTTTGTTGAATATGAAGATAAAGACACTGGCGAGATCATTAAAAACAAGGGGAACAGCCAAGCTATCTTTGATGGGAGGATGGTGTAATGGCGTTTAGACCAACATACGAAACCTCTGAGGATTTGAATAAAGAGACATTAGCGATAAAGAAATTTATTGCAAGTTTTGGAAGGAAAGGCTCTGTGAATTTTGCAAAATTGCCCATGCAATACAAAATGGATTTTTGTTTAATCGACAACGGAAAAATACGAACTTTTGTAGAGGTAAAATGCAGAACAAATAAAAAAACTGCATATTCCACATACATCATTTCCATGTCTAAAGTTGTTGCCGCAAAATCTTATAGTGACATTGGTATTAACTGCATCCTTTTAGTGCAATGGGCCGACCAAATGGGTTGGATTGATATGCTCAACAATAAATGGGATGCCAAGATTGGTGGTAGAAAAGACAGGGGAGATTGGCAAGATATAGAGCCTGTAGTCCACATCCCAATTTCTGAATTTAATATTGTAGGTGAAGCATGACCTTTACCCTTAGAGACTACCAAAAAGAAGCGATAGATGGGTTGTATAGCTACTGGGCAAGCAAGTCAGGGGATAATCCACTAATCGTTGCGCCTACAGGCTCTGGGAAGACTGCGATCATCGCACAACTGATTTCAGACGCCATGAGCTACCACGGCACGAGAGTTATGGTTGTAACGCACGTTAGAGAGCTTTTGGAGCAAGGTGCTTCAGGATTGGTTAAGCTGTACCCACAGGCTGATTTTTGCTTCTACAGCGCGTCTGTGGGTGAGAAGAGACTAGACAAGCCTATTATATTTGCAGGAATACAAAGTGTATGGGAGAGAGCCTACGAGATAGTCCCTGCAATTGATTTGATCTTAATTGATGAAGCTCACATGCTACCCAAGAATGAAGGCACTCGATACAACAAATTTATAGCTGATATGAAGAGTTGCAATCCAGATGTTAAAGTTGTTGGACTGACTGCCACGCCATACAGATTGGACAGTGGATACTTGCACAAAGGCAAAGGTGCTATCTTTGATGGAATTGCACATGACATATCTGTTGAGATGCTCATGGAGCAAGGTTACTTGTCTCCTGTGATTAGTAAAGGTGGATTAAATCAAATCGATTTGACAGGCGTTGGAAAACGTGGCGGTGAATTTATTGAAAGTCAATTGGCTACTGCCGCATCTGACCCAGAACTTGTGGCGGCTACTGTAAATGAAATTGTTGAGTTAGGCGAGGATAGGAAGAGCTGGTTAATATTTAGTAGTGGCATAAAACACGCACGAATGCTTCTTGAAGAGTTTGAGTCTCACGGAATTTCTGTTGATGCAGTCACTGGCGAAGATAGCAAAAAAGTAAGGGATCAGACAATTGCTGACTTTAAATCTGGAAAACTAAGATGCCTGATAAATGTCAATGTCTTGACTACTGGATTTGATCACCCTGCCGTAGACCTCATTGGTTTAATTAGAGCTACAGCTTCAACTGGATTATATGTTCAAATGGTTGGACGTGGCACTAGAATTGCAGATGGCAAAGAAAACTGCTTGGTGTGTGATTTTGGAGCCAACGTCGAGCGTCACGGATTTATTGATAAGGTGAATCCAAATTATAAGACTTCTAGTGGCGATGGAGAAGCTCCAGTTAAGACATGCGAGAAATGCCAGACGATGGTTCACGCCGCCGCTAAAATCTGTCCTGAGTGTGGATTCCAATTTCCACCGCCTATGCTTAATCATAATCCAGATTCATACCGAGGCGCTATGTTATCGTCACAAATAGAATCCGAGTGGGTGGATGTCGATAGTGTATGGTATTCAAGACACAAAAAAGATGGAAAGCCAGACAGCGTGAAAGTGACTTACAATTGCGGTATGATGTCAAATTCAGAGTGGCTGTGTCCTGATCATGGTGGATACGCCGCCAGTAGATATAGATCCAGAAAGCCTTTGTTAAGTTCAACGGCAGATACAACAGATCACGCTTTAATTGAAGCAAAGCTATGGACAACACCTAGCCGCATAAAAATTAAACCATCATCTCACAATCCAAAATACAAAGAGATTGTGGAATTTGATTATACGCAAGTGGAGAGAAATAATGAGACGAAAACGCAAAACTCGGAATACGCTGATTGGACTGGTGAAGACATCCCCTTCTGAGCATGAGGAGCAAGTTGGCTTTATCAATTGGTTTCGAGCCAAGTATCCAGACGTTTTGATATTCGCAATCCCGAATGGCGAGAAGAGGGCAATCAGCGTTGCCAAGCGATTAAAAGCTGAAGGTGTAGTTCGAGGCATTCCTGACTTGTTTATTCCACAGTGGACGCTGTGGGTTGAGATGAAGAGAGTGTCAGGTGGAAGACTTTCCCCCGAACAGAAATCTATGATTATTTATTTAGAGTCAGTAGGCCAGACAGTTATTATTGGGAAGGGTGCGACTGACGCATCTAAAAAGATAATGGAGTTTTGTGATGAATAAACTTCTTAGATATGAAAATATAGAACAAGACGAAATCACTGAAAAAGTATCTAGAAATTTTGATTATGATTTTAATGGTATTTCTGAATGTTCCGTTCCAACTCTTCCAGAATTGCCAACAGATTTTAAAATTGGTTTAATTGTAGGGCCATCTGGAAGTGGAAAGTCTACTATGCTCAAATCATTTGGCGAGGAAACATCGCCACAGTGGCACGACAACAAGGCAATAGTTTCTCATTTTAATGACGCAGATGACGCGCAAACTAAACTAAGCGCGGTTGGATTAAACAGCATTCCAGCTTGGTTTAGGCCATATAAAATACTTTCTACAGGCGAAAAGTACAGAGCAAATTTAGCCAGACAATTAAGCAATGGCGCAGTGATTGATGAATTTACCAGCGTTGTTGATCGATCAGTTGCTAAATCATGTTCCGCCGCTTTGAGTCGATACATTAACAACAGTGGTATACATTCTGTGGTATTTGCTTCTTGTCATTACGACATAAGTGAATGGCTTCAACCTGATTGGGTCTATGATACTCTAACGAAAGATTTTCTTTCAAGGGGGTGTCTTAGGCGTCCCGACATTGAACTGGAAGTCATACCTTGCAGGCCGCAGTCGTGGTCAATCTTCCGCGAC